AGAATGGGCATCCTTTGGCGCTGGCGTTATAGCCGTGCTATCAGGCGTGCTAATAGGATTACGTTTTTTAGTTAGGGGCTGGCTTAATGAGTTGCGCCCTAATGGTGGATCAAGTATGAAGGATCAAATAACAAGACTTGAACAGCGTGTCGATGATCTATTTATTCTAATAAGTAAGCGATAATTTAAATATGGCTACCGTTCGCAAGCGCAAGAAGATAAGCAGACGCAGAGTGCGTAAGTCGCCTGACCCGTTAAGCAAACTAGAAGTTTTCTACATTGCAAAACACGAGATGTTTAAAGCAGCACGTAAGGCTGGTTTCTCAGAGTCTGTTGCACTGTATCTTATGGATAGTCCCGAATCAATGCCTGACTGGATCGTAGGCGACAAAGGAATTATTCCAGTTATTCCTACTCCAGATGAGGATGAAGATTAAGCGTTGGCTAGTAATCTCAGACCTGCAGGTTCCATATCAATTGGATTCTGCCGTAAAGAATATCATCAAACTAGCCAGGCGGGAGAAGTTTGATTCTGTACTGGTGGTTGGCGACGAGATTGACTTTCAATCGATTAGCAAATGGAGTGAAGGCACACCTCTGGCTTATAGCGAGGATCTACACGCTGACCGTGAACTCTGCAAGCAGATACTCTGGGATATCGGTGAGTACAGTCCAGAAATGCATATTATCAGGAGCAATCATACTGATCGCCTATACAACACTTTATTAAAAGTACCAGGCCTAATTAATCTGCCTGAGCTACAGTACGCAGCCTTCATGGGGTTCGCTGATATGGGCATGACCTACCACCGCAAAGCCTATGAGTTCCACCCAGACTGGATTCTTTGCCACGGGGATGAGGGAAGTATGAGCCAGCACGCAGGTATTACGGCCTTGAATTTGGCTAAAAAGTTTGGCAAGTCTGTATTAGCGGGGCATTCGCACAGGCTCGGCATGAGTGCCTACTCAGAGGGCGTAAACGGCCATTACAGGGCCTTATATGGGGTCGAGGTAGGTAATCTTATGGATAGAAAGAAAGCGGGCTATATTCGCTATAACAGCGCTAATTGGCAGAATGGGTTTGCTATACTCGAATCCGAGGGAAAGACGCTAACACCCACGTTAGTGCCTATTGATCCGAAGGATGGCTCATTTACCGCACTCGGCAGGTATTACAGGTAAAACGTTACCAAACCGTTATACAAATATGCACCAAAACAATCCACAAAGTCGTACACAGGTGCAATACTAAGCCCATACCACGAAGCACAGTAGTGGTATAGACGGGCTACAAATGAAAATACAGATTGATATAAAGGCGGCTGACTTCGAGCAGCTATGGATTACTTCAATGGAATGGAACGGCCAGGATTGGGAAAAGCAGGTAGATAGATTTGAACCTGCGCCACTGCTAACTTGGAAGTATGCGTACTGGTTTGATAATTACGCTGCTTTAAAAATGGCACAAGCCTTTCTAAATGTTATGGGATCTAATCACGCTATTCACAGCGATGAAGGCACAGGCGATTGGGTATTGCTAACAAGCTACGCCAGCCCTTGCCACTTACGCAAGACAATGGTGAGCGCATGAACTTATACTCTGAACTAAAAGACCTCGGTTATGTAATTATGTGGGGAATAGTGGTTATTACCATTATTGCCTGGATTATTCACGAAATTAAAGACACAGCATTCCAAAATGGGTATTGGAAAGGCCGTTCACAGGGGTGGGAATCTCATCGCAGACTAATGAATACCAAGTTAAAGTCAGATGAGGTATTTGACTATGACAAAAACTGAGCAGCTCTTTGCAAACGTTATCGACGCCCTCCACAGTAGAGGCGCTAATTATGGCCACCCAATCGGGAACCATAAACGCATTGCCGAACTCTGGTCGGCTTATCTTGGCTATCCAATACAACCAAATGAAGTTGCTATATGTATGTGCCTGGTCAAAATCAGCAGACAAGCTGAGGATCCACGAGTCGATGACAATTACACCGATGCGCTTGGCTACCTTGCGATTGCAAAAACCGTGACAGAAGCTATGCAGGATGAGGATGGAGTTTGGGCAGATGGCGTTTAATTTAGACGATTACACCACCGTTCAAGAACGGTCCAATATATTCTGGGAAAGGTACAAAAATGGAGCAGTACGAACGAAAATTATCTCGGAGTCAGACACTCGAGTCATTGTGGTATGTGAATTATTTAGGGACGCAAGTGACGAAAAACCATTCGCAACAGGTCATGCAAAAGAGGTCATATCGGATCGTGGGGTTAATCGTGATTTTGCGCTTGAAAATTGTGAGACTTCGGCTCGAGGGGTTGCTTTTAAAGCAGCTAATATCGGTACTGAGAAGAATGGACCAAGTCGAGAAGAAATGGCTAGAGTTGTAAAAACTCAAACTAATTACTCGCCGCCTGGTACACGGGCAAGAGCCGTAGAAAATGTACTGCGTGAATCCTTTAGCGTAGAAAACAAGCTAGATAATCCCGTGCAATGGGCTGCAGATGGCGTGACACTGCCAAGCGCACCCAAGCCGCCACTTGTATGTTGTAATGCTGGCCATGCTTTAAAAACGGGCCAAACTAAAACTACTAATAAGCCGTATTACGGTTACGTGTGCCAAGACGGTATTAAAGAACATGCCGTATGGGCTAAGCAGGATGCCACTGGCGCTTGGTATTTCCCCAAACAGGAAGGAGGCGAATAATGGGATACGTTGAACTTAGAGATGGATCAGGATTCACCCTACGAATAGAGAACGATAAGAGAACCCTGACACCATCAACGGACCGCTGCGTTAGCTGTAATGACGACAGACTATTAACAGACGGTATTTACCTAGTATGTACTCAATGCCACTGTAGGCAATAAGGATATTACCATGACGCATGCTCAGTTCAAGTGTAATGGCTGTAAACGCAACACCGAGTTCTTGTGGCTAGATCAGTTAGATATGCCAGAAGGCTTTAAAGCGTATCAGTGCATGGACTGTGGGTGTGTCGGCGTTAAGAATATAGCCGAAGCGTTGGATGTACCTGATTCAGATATATCCAGATGTGATAAGTGTGGTAGTTGGAAGTTTATTGCCGTGGTCTGCCACACTTGCCAATTGATTGGAGCTAAAGATGCCAACGTATGAATACAGCTGTAATGAATGCGGCACTTATGGATCAGTACATAAATCTTATGATGATGATGTTGGTCCGATGAACTGTCCGAAATGTCATTTACAAATGAGCAGGATTTACTCAGCGCCAGGGCTGATCTTTAAGGGTGGCGGATGGGGTGGTAAATGAGCGAGTCTACAGATATTGATTGGGCTAAACAGAATGCTTTGCGTGAGCAGTGGCTTATAGATAATCCTGATGCACAATACATAGGTTGGATGTCGATATGACCGGGGGCTGGGATGAGACTTGGATAGATACAGATGATCTACGTATAGTGTGTTGCAGATCACATCTCACATATTGAGACGATTTATTCATTTACGCTTAAAGGAGTTTGACTTATGATGCTAGGCTCTAGTGAAGCAGTGGCTCACAAAGCCACAAGGCGAGCCCGCAAGGGAAAGCTCGCAAGGTGCTGGCTAGTTGGGATCGCTATATTCATAGTGAATCTTTGCTTTGTAAAGACTGATTCCGTTGCAGCTGATAATTCAATTATGAACTTAAAGCTATATGCTTACAATAAGTTTAAAACGTATGAACAGTTTGATTGTTACAACTATCTAATACATAGAGAAAGTCGTTGGAATTACAAAGCACGTAATAATAGTCATTATGGTCTAGGACAAATGCGTAATAGGATGGTTCTTACACTCACACCTAGAGGACAAATAGACTTACATATGAAGTACGTTGCTCATAGATATGGTTTAGTTAATGATGAACCTAACGCTTGCTTAGCAGCTGAACACTTTGATAAAAAGGGTTGGCATTGAGTAATAAAGCGATAGGCAGTGGTAAGTGGAAGAAGCTACGCATTACCATATTAGATCGTGATGGCTGGCAGTGTGCATCGTGTGGCAGGCCAGCGCATACAGTAGATCATATAATCCCACGTGTTAAGGGTGGCGATATGTGGAGCCCAGATAACTTGCAGTCTATGTGTAAATCATGTAACAGCGCTAAAGGTGGTCGTTTTTTTAGCCACAAGGCGAC